TCACCAAGCCACCCGAGTTCACATTCCTGCCCAAGTGGCAGCGCCAGGGCGAGATCCAGGAGTGGCTGGACGACGAGCTGCAGCCTCTGATCAAACAGATTCCTGCCGACCAAGAGACTTCCATGGGCGGCGACTTTGCGCGCACGGGCGACCTTTCGGTGTTCTACCCGCTGGCCCAACAGCAGAACCTCAAGCGCCGGATGCCCTTCCTGATCGAGCTGCGGGCCATGCCGTTTGACTGCCAGCGCATGATCCTGTTCCACCTGATCCGCCACATGCCTCGCTTCCGCCATGCCGCCCTGGATGCGCGTGGCCTCGGCGCCCAGTTGGCCGAAGAGGCCGCGCAGGAGTTCGGCCAGTCGGCCGTCAGCCAGGTCATGCTGACCGAGGGCTGGTATCGGGACAACATGGCCCCTTACAAGGCAGCGTTTGAAGACCGCTCGATTGAGATCTGCCAAGACGCTGACGTGCTGAACGACCACCGCGCGGTCAAAGTCGTCAAGGGCGTGGCGCGCATCCCCGATCTGCGCACGCAAGACGCGGCCAAGAAGAAGCGCCACGGCGACTCGGCCATTGCCGGCGCGCTGGCTTGGTACGCCAGTCGGCACGACGGTGGCCCGGTGGTTGTGGCCACTCGGCGCCGCCGCGAATCCATCAGCCTGGCCGGGTACTGACCATGCCCGGCTTGCCCCCCTACCCCACCCGCAACCGCCAATGCGCCAAAACGGCGCAGGTTGCGTTATTTGATGCTGTGGCGCCCACCCATGCACCCAACCCATTTGAGCGCGGCTTAAAGTACCTTAAAGCGGCTTGCTGGGGGTTTGGTGTGGGCGTTGTCGGCTTGGAGTTGCCATGAGCCGAGGAATTTGGGTGTCGGATACCGAGTTTGTCCGATTTTCCGAACAATCAAGCACCGATTCCCTGACCACCCACATTGCCACCCGCTTGCGTGCGGGTGACATGTCTGGCTTCTTCGGCGTGCTGCCCAACCCCGACCCGATTCTGCGGCGCTCGGGCCGCCAGGTCCAGGTCTACCGCGAGTTGATGGTCGACACCATGGTCAAGTCAGGCGCGCGCCGCCGCCGCGCTGCGGTGGTGTCGATGGAGCACGGCCTGGACCGCGAGACCAAGGCCCCCAAGCGCACCGTGGCCAACATGGCCGCCATCCTGGCTGACCTGCCGATCAAGCGCCTGGCGCGCCAGCTTGTTGACGCTGGCCTGTTCGGCTACGCGGTGGCCGAGATCATCTGGGGCAAGGTGGGCGGCCTGGTCGTGCCGGTGGACGTGGTCGTCAAGCCGTCCGAATGGTTCGGCTTCGATGGCGACAACAAGCTGGTGCTGATGGACCACGGCAGGCCGATCGCGCTGCCCGACCGCAAGTTCATCGTGGTGGCCAACAACGACAGCTACAACAACCCTTATGGCGAGGCCGACCTGGCCAGCTGCTTCTGGCCGGTGGCGTTTCGGCGCGGCGGCCTCAAGTTCTGGGTGACATTTTCTGAAAAGTACGGCATGCCCTGGGCCGTGGGCAAGCAGCCCCGCAGCGCTGGCCAGCCTGATGCTAATGCGCTGGCCGACAAACTTGAAGCGATGGTGCGTGACGCAGTGGCCGTGATCCCTGATGACGCCAGCGTGGAGCTGCTGCAGTCAACCACTACAGCCAATGCAGACATGTATGAGTCGCTGCTCATGTACTGCTCGCGCGAGATCAACATTGCGCTGCTCGGCAACAACCAGAGCACCGAAAAAGAGTCGAACCGGGCCAGCGCCACGGCCGCGTCGGGCGTGGAAGACGAGCTGCGTGACGCCGATGCCGACATGGTTGCTGCTGGCATCAGCCAGCTCGTGGCCTGGACGTGCGAGGTCAACTGGCCCAGCGCGGCGGCCCCTTGCTATGAGTTCTGGGAGCAAGAAGAGGTAGACGACCGCCTGGCCAAGCGCGATTACACCTTGTCGCAAGCGGGGCTGACGTTCAGCCCGGCCTACTGGCAGCGCACCTACAACCTGCAGCCGGGCGACATCAGCACCACGGTCAACACCGTGGGCGCCAAGCCAGGTCAATCGGGGCAACAGCGCGTCGACCAGGTCGTGCTGGCCGAGGGCGATGTGCCGCCCGACCAGGCCGCGCTCGATGCCGCCATGGCCGAGCTGCCAGCCGAGGCCATCCAGGCCGCGATGGAGGCCATGCTCCGCCCCGCGCTGGACGCGATCGCCCAGGGCGACACGCCTGACCAGGTGATCGTGGCGCTGGCCGAGGCCTTCCCCAAGATGGATTCAAGCGCCCTGCAAGACCTGTTGAAGCGCGCGTTTTTCGTGGCTGACCTGGTGGGCCGCCACGGTGTGGCCACCGAGGCCAAGGGCACGGTTGGGGCGGCCTGATGGACGGCGCTGACGTCAAGCACGCGATCGGCCTGGAGCCGGTTGACGCGGTGCGCTACCTGCAGGGCAAGGGCGCAGCCGTGACGGGCAATTGGTCCGAGTGGCTCGACGGGCAGCACGCGCATGCATTCACGGTGGCCAATGTGGCCAAGCTCGATGTGGTCAGCGACATTCAGGCCAGCCTGGCCGATGCGCTCAAGAACGGCAAGACGCTGGAGCAGTGGCGCAAGGACCTGATCCCCACGCTGCAGGCCAAGGGCTGGTGGCGCCGCGAGGGCACAGCCGAGCAGCTGCAGGCCGCGGGGCGGGTCAACACGGCCACGGGTGAGATCGCCAAGGGCTTGACGCCGCAGCGCCTGCAGCTGATCTACGAGACGAACATGCAAGGCGCCTATGGCGCAGGCCGGTACCAGCAAATGGTGGCGCAGGCATCACGCCGCCCGATCTGGCAATGGATCTCGCTGCAGTACGGGCCCAACCGCCGCCCCATGCACCTGGCGCTGCACAACCGCGTGTTCCGCTACGACGACGGCTTGTTCAAGAGCACCTGGGCACCCTGCGGCTATGGCTGCAAGTGCCGCATGCGCAACTACTCCGAGCGCGAGGCGGCGCAGCGCGGCCTGGTCGTGCAGAGCACCGAGGGCAAGCTCAGCCAGGTCGAGGTGCCCCTGCGTGATGGCAGCAAGGCCCGGGTGACCCGCTACACCGATGCCAGCTTGCCCGCCCCGGGCTACTTTCAGCCAGACCCTGGGTTTGGCAACCCTGCCCGCTCGGTGTGGATGCCGCGCCTGGGCGAGCGCCCCCAAGGCCTCTCGGCTGCATTTGTGCGCCAGGCTGTTGAGGGCCCGGCGTTTGAGCGCTTCGTGCGCGCGCGCGGCGAGCTGGCTGGCATGTTCCCGGTGGGGGTGCGCCAGGGTGCCGAAAAGGGCGACCCTGGTGTGTACCTGGACGGCGCCGAGCTGGCTGCTGGCATGGGCAGCTCGGTGAGCCTGGAGCGCATGCGCCTGCTGCCCGACCTGGTCGACGTGGGCGAGCAGACCGCCAGCGGTGGCCTGCGCCTGGTTGAGGCTGACGGCGTGCTGGAGGCAGGCCTGGCCGAGCGCGACGGCGTGCTGCACGTGGTCAGCCTGAGCTGGTCGCCCAAGGCTTCGCCATGAGCGAGCTGATCGACATCGACATCCCCTACACGCCCGTGGTGCGGGCGTTGCGGCAGATCATCAACCAGCTGGGCGATCGCCGCGAGCTGATGGCCAGCCTGGCGGGGATCATGCACCGCGCGGTCGAGGACAACTTTGCGGAGGGTGGTCGCCCCAAGTGGCAAGCCCTCCACCCCGGCACAATCGCATCGCGTGAGAAATCACGGCCATCAACCTGGCCAGGCCAGATCCTGGTGCGTACCGGCCAGCTCGCGGCCAGTGTGCAAGCCCAGTCGGACAACGACCAGGCTGTGGTGGGCACCAACAAGGTTTACGCCGCCATTCAACAGTTCGGTGGCCAGACACGGCCGCATGTGATCAAGGCCCGCAATAAGCGGGCGCTGGCATTTGGTGGGGTGGTTGTTCGGCAAGTCAAACACCCCGGCAGCAAGATCCCGGCTCGGCCGTTTCTGTCGCTCACTGAGCAAGATGGACACGATCTGGTCGAAGAAGCTCAATCGTTCCTGCAGGACGCATTGGGGCGCGCATAACCCAGAGTTCACCGGCGCCCACTTGTGGGCGTCCGCGTGCAACGCAGTGTTAGGCCTGGTGGCAGATGTCCAGGGCCTGACCAGCACACGAAGCCGACCGCACAGCGGTGGGCGCTTTGAAACCGAGCAGGGCCGCAGGCCTTGCGGAGAGTGACGATGACGAAACTTGGAGTCGGAGTGCGCGTGCGCTACATCGGCGGCCAGCAGCGATATGCAAATGCCGTGCTGTATCTACTGATCGGCCGGACTGGGGTGATCGCCGCTCGATCTAGAGTTGAAGGCATGGACTGGCTCGTGGAAATGGACGAGGGGGCCTACGACATCGATGCCATGGCCTCAGCACTGGTGCCCATTGACGACGACGAGGCAGACACGCACACCACCGCCGATGACGAACGGCTTGAAGAGGCTTAACCCAAAAGCTAAGCGCGCGGCAACCCGCAAGGGTTGACGTCCGCTTGAGCGATGTGTTAGGCCTCACGTGGGCCCGGAGCAAATGAAAGCAACCGATGAGCAAGCAGATCACGCAAGCCGACAACGAAGCCGCCGCAGTGCTCGCCCAAAAGATGGCGAGGGCTGCTGGCAAGGTAAGCCCCACAGTCATGGTGCTGGCGTGCGGCATGCTGATTGAAATGGCCTGGATGTGCCGCGATATGGACAGCTATGTCGCATTCAAGTTGACGCAGGCCAAGCCAGCTACCGACCATGGTGGACAGGGCGCACGCACCAAGTGAGGCCCAACCCAGAGTTCACCGGCGCCGCAAGGCGTCCGCGTGCAACGTAGTGTTAGGCCTGGTGGCAGATGCCCAGGGCCTGACAACACACACCAAGCCGGGGCCACAGGCCCGGGCGCTTTGACAACCGAGCAGGGCCGCAGGCCTTGCGGATAGGAGAGATGAATGCGAACTTACGACACGAAGGCTGGCACGCATGGCACAGCACCATTCTGGAAGAGCCTGAAGGCACTGCTGTTGCGCTGGCTTGACCGCGAGCGCGAGATTGTCAGCCTGCGCAATGCCGTGGGGATGATGAGCGAGGCGCGCCGAGCCGATGCCGCCGAGTATCACCAGATGGTCGATCTCAACCGAGGCATGCGTGAAGACGCTCGACGCTATCAGCTACTGCGCCGAGGCCAGCACTGGAGTGTGATCAATGGTGTGGGCGATGAACTGCGGGCCGAAGCGCTGGACGCAGCCATTGACGCGCAACGGTGAGGCCAGCATGGGCACCGAACAAACCGACCAGATCGGCCCCGTGAAGATCAACGGCATGACCTACATGCGCCCCATTGTGCGTGTTGCCCATGTCACCTATGACGGCACGACCATGGTGGTGCCAGCAAATGAACTGCTGGATCTGATTGGCAGCGACAACTACAACACCTATGAGGTGCGCTTCAGCACGATGCGCCGCAGCGAGTTTGAGGCCCTGCCCGAGTCCAGCGGCTGGTGAGGCCTAACCCTAGCGGTAAGGGGCGACCGAAGGGCGTCCCCTTGACCAACGAGTTAGGCCTGCGGCGCGAAGCCGATGCCTGACCAACACCACAAGCCGGGTGCGCAGCACCGGGCGCCTAGTTTGAGCCTGCAACGCGGGCGGAAAGGTGAGAGATGAGCGAAGTGAAGATGCGGGCGCCGAGCGCCACCCTGACGGCAGTGTTTGGCGAACTGGAGCGCGCCTTGGCGAAGTTCCCAACCTGGCCAACAGACCCGCTGCATGCGCTGGCCGTGCTTGGTGAGGAGTTCGGAGAGCTGACGAAGGACGTCCTGCAGATGACCTATGAGCCCAACAAGACCAGCGCCGAGAACGTGCGGAAGGAAGCGATTCAAACCGCTGCCATGGCGCTGCGCTTCGTGGACAGCTTGGACGCCTACATCTACAAGGCGGGCGAGCAGCACCGGCAAGAGCAGTGGGAAGCCACACAGGAGGCGTATGCCAAGAGCGGCGGCATTCACCCCTGCTACGACTGAAGAGGCCTAACACCAATTTAGACCTCTCGCGTGAGGCCGAACCCGGGCGGTTACATCAAAACTGAGGCCGAACCTGCCACGAAATCCGCCCAATCCTGCATGAGCGGCCTACGCCTTTCGATCATGTCGCCCCGGCGATATGCGGCCTCGGCTTTGTTTGCGACGGCGTGGGCTAGGGCCATTTCGAGCAGCTCGTTTGGGTGACTGGTGGACTCGGCGCCCCAGTCCCGAAAGGTCGAGCGCCAGCCGTGCGTGGTGGCGCTGATCTTGAGCCGATCCATGACCGCGCATGTGGCCGAGTCGGACAACGCGACACCATCGCGCGGGCTCGGGAACACCAGCTCATCCGGCCCACCGGTCAGGCCATCAAGCAGGGCTATCGCTTGCCTTGACAGGGGCACGACATGCGGGCGCTTGGCTTTCATCGACTCGACCGGCACGCGCCATAGACCAGCATCTTTGTCCACCTCACGCCATCGCATGCCGAGCACCTCTTGGGAGCGTGCAGCGGTCAGGATGATGAGCGTCAGGGCCTTGGCCGCGATGCCATCAGCCGATGCGATCTGCGCAAACGCTGCGGGGGCGTCTTGCCACGGCACGGCCCGATGGTGCTTGACGGCCCGGACCTTTGCCTTTGCCGGTAGGAGCACGTCTAGATTGCCCTTCCACCTGGCCGGGTTGTCCATCTTGATGGTGTGCAGGACACAGGCGTAGTCAATGACAGACTCGACCCGGCCACGCACGCGGCTTGCCGTCTCTGGCTTGGTGTACCAGATGGTCTTGAGCACATCCAGAATCAGGGCCGTGTCAATGTCAGTCACGGCTATATCACCGAGCAGGGGATATGCGTAGGTCTCGAGCGTGCTGCGCCACTGTGCCGCATGCTTGGGATTGGACCACTCGGGCGCTTTGGCCTTGAGCATAGCTTGAGCGGCATCCCGAAACGTCACGCCTTTGGCTGTAGCCTTGCGCGTGATCGTCCTGGCGTCATCGCGCGACACCCAGGTCATGAGGCCATCAGCGACCGCCTGGCGCCGCTCCCTGGCCTTGTCGCGGGCTTGGGCAAGGGATACGGTCGGGTAAGGCCCCAAGCCCACACTACGCCGCACACCCTCCACCCTGATCCTGAGCACCCACACCCGCGAATTGCCGATGACGCGCAGCAGCAGACCGGGCACGCCACCTACTTGATGGTCCCCCTCTGCTGTGATCCTGGCCACGACCAGGGCGCTTACCTCTTTGGCAATCTTGGGCATCTATGGGCCAACCTATGGGGCCAAACTTTCTACGCATCCACTTGGATTTTTCCGAGTGGACCGCGATTTTCAGCCTAAAACCAGGGCAAAACCCTATGTTTTGGCGTGAAAAAGGCCCCCGGAGGGGCCTAATCACAGTCGGATGGCGGAGACGGAGTCCGCGTGACTGCGTTATAAATCAACAGCTTAGGCGCTACGTTTTGAGCTATGGGGCCACCTATAGGCCCAAGGCATAGGCGAAAGTCACGGGGTTTTCATGGGTTTGCGCGGGTTCAAAAAGTTAGCGTATGGGGTTGACGGTTACGCGTAACCTAGTCACAATGAATGCACTGAACAACGCAACCGGAGATCAGTATGACAACCCAGCAAATTGCCGACCAAGCACAAGCCGCAGCCAAGACCCACCCAGCAGGGTATGGCTCAGCATCGGCGGTGATCAACGGCAAGACGGTTTCTGCCGACATCATCCCCGGGTGCCGCAACATGGGCGGCCGTCGCAAGGCATCGCTTCGCTGGTCCGTGGATGGGAAAAAGGTAGCGGCCGCGAACTTGCAATCAGCCGTCAGCGCATGACCCAGCCACCCAAGACCAGCGCCCAAAAGCAAGCCGACCTCCGAGCGAGGCGACTTGCCCAGGGGATCTCCGAACTCCGGGGCCTATACGCCCCAACCACCCAGCACGCTGCCATCAAGGCTGCGGTGCGGGAAATGATTGAGGGGAAGAAGAAGTGAGCAAGCCCAACACATTCCAAACGCCTAGCCCAACCTGCCCGCACTGCGGCCACGAGCTGGACGAAGACGAGATGCTTTACGGCAAGCCGACCTGCGACGAAGACCTGTACGCACTGGCGCCGAACGAAGGCAGCACGGTGGTGCAGTGCCCACGCTGCGATCTTGAGTACGCTGTGCAAGGTGGCTACAAGCCGCACTACACCAGCGCCTTCAGCCTTGATGAACTCTGAGGCCACCATATGACCGACCACGACAGAATCAAGCGGATGGCGCAGGAGGCGGGCGACTGGTCCAACACGAGCGAACTTGCCCGCGATGTGATGAATGGGTTGGGCGACTTCAGCCCAACCGTGCGCGCAGGGGATTGCATGGTGAAGGGGCACATGGCCAGCGAATACGGCGAAGATGGCCGCACCTACTGGACAAGCGACGATCTGCGCCGCATTGCCCAAGCCTGCAATGAGGTTGCCGACTGGCTGGACGCCCGCCACGCCCTCACCCCGCTTCACAGCGAGGCGGAGCCGGGGTAAAATGCACACGCTGCGCGAGCCGGACGCCCTAGCTCATTGAGCTATCGGACGAAGCCAGCACCCTACCCGGCGAGTGGATGCCGGGGCTTTCACGACTGAGGTTTGAGCGATGGGCAAGGCCGCCCATGACATACCAAGGATGTCTGCCGCCCTGAAAACGTGGCCGGGTTCGAATCCATAGAGCCTCAGTCGTGAGAGTCAAGCGCACGCGCAGGCCTGGGGGCTCCCGGGCGCTTTCACGCATGCACTGCCCAGCAACGCGAATTGCTGGAACCTGCCGCCCGTCGCGGGGCGCGAAGAGCAGGCTAGGCCCAACAGGGCCGCAACAGTGCAGCCGTGAGGGTATGCGAACTGAACTTGCCGAAAGGCAGACGCTGAGACAGTAGTCCGTTGCAGTAGGCGCGCAGCCCGGTGC